ATGGCGATTGCGGGTGATGTCTTTTGGAGTCGTGAATTGAGTAAAGGTAAAATTCCACGCGCCATGTTCCGACTTGTTCCTGGCGAGAACGTCGGTTCCCCGGTTGGCAATGAGGAGGAGGGATGGAACGATGGGGTCAAGACAGATCCCAAGACCGGACGCCCCATTCGCTTCCGAGTTCTCAAGTCTCCCGGCTCGCAGGAATACACCGACGTCTCTGCGGATGACATTTCTCAAGTACGCCGAGCCTACCGCATCGGTTACACCCGCGCCCCGAGCTGGCTGGCTCGCGCCGCCAACACGCTTCAGGACATCGCCGAGTATCTGGCCTTTGAGAAGCAGTCGGCAAAGATTGGCGCATCAATGGCGGTGGTCATTACCTCACCCGAGGCGGGACAGATCGGGTTGGGATCATCGCTGGTAAAAGGTCAATCCACCTCAAGCCAGCAACCGATGACCGTGGATGCGTTGACCAATGGTTCGATCATTCCGCAACTCAAGCCGGGTGAAAAGGTCGAGAGTCTGATCAACAACCACCCATCAGGGAATATGCAGCAGTTCCTTGGAACGCTGAAGGAGGAGATTGCCGTCGGATTAGGTTTCAGCAGTCAGTTCCTATTTGATTCCACGGATGCCGGAGGCGCAAACCAGCGTTGGATTCTTGAGGAAGCCGCCGGGGCGATTGATGAGATCCGCGACATCATTGTTCAGAACTTTGCCGCACCATTCTGGCGTTTCTGGATCTGGCAGGAGATTCAGGCCGGTCGTTTGCCGATGCCCAATGACGGAAGTGATTGGTGGCGCATGGAAGTCGTCGGACCGGCTCGGTTGTCGGTCGATTTCGGCAGAGATGGTCGCCTGATGAGCGATCTTTTGCTGCGAGGTCAGATCTCTCCGCAACGCTACTACGCTTTGCAGGGTCTCGATGCAGATACGCAAGATGCCGACATCGTTAGGTTCGCAGCACGCAGGAAAAAACTTGTTCAGGAGATCGCGAAGGAAGAGGGAGTGGATCTTTCGGTTTTAGAAGTATTCCCACCGGCTCCGGGGTCGCCGGTGGTCAATCAGCAGGGAGATTTGACACCTACCCAAAATCCGTAATGTCCATGCTTTCGCTTTTTGCCGTCGCTACCGATAGCCGTGTGGATGCCGAGAATGGCGTCCTCTCGGGCATCCGCGTCATTACCAAGGGCGAAGCCAAGGGCCACAACTTCATGGGTGAGCCGATCATCATTGATGACACGACCCTTGATGAAGTGGTGAGCGCATCCGCTACCTTTGCCGATGGCGTTCCGGTCAAGCTGGCTCATGGAACGGATATCGAGGAGCTGGTCGGCTCCATCCGCAACATCGTCAAGGACGGCGATTGCGTCCGAGGGGATCTCTACCTCCTCAAGAGCCATGAGAATTACGCGACCATCATTGAGATGGCCGAGACCATGCCGAGCAATTTCGGCATTTCCATCAGCTTTCAGAATGCACCCGAAGCCGTCTATGGCAACGATCAGGAGCCGGATGGCGACGAGGATGATGAAGACGTGGCGCAGGGAATCAACCCCCAGTATGCCGATCAAGTCGGTGGCGACATCGTGGCGTACGCCGCCCGCGTCTGTGAACTCTACAGCGCGGATCTTGTCCAGGCACCGGCCTGCAACCCTTCACTCTTTTCAGAAATTATGAGCGAACCCAACGCAACCCCTGAAGTCCTTGCCGAGGCTCCCGTCGAGGAAGTCAAGGTTGAGGAGACCGCCCCTGCCGCCGAGGCACCCGCTGAATCAGTGGTTGCCGAAGAGGTTAAGGAAGAACTCAACGCCGTGACCGAGAGCGAGCCTTCCAAGGAAGAATCTCCCGCGGTTGAAATTGTTAAGGAGAAAAAGGAATCTTCCGAAGAGCCAGCCGTGAAATCCGAAGAGATTCCGGCAGTGGCAGAACTTTCCCGCACTTGGGGCGCGGTCACAACCGACCTCGAGGCGACACGCACCGAGCTATCCCGAGTCCAGAGCGATCTGGCAGCCGCGCGCACCGAGATTGAGTCATTCAAGAGCGAACTTTCCAAGCGCGACGCCGAGCTTGTTGACCTCCGCTACCTCCACCGCAGCGTCCTTTCGGTCATGGGGCTTTCCGCTTCCATCGAGATCCCCGAGATCGTTGAGGAAGCTCCTGCCATGAGCGTCATCGAGAAATACGAGTCGATGCCTGCCGGTGCAGAGCGCCTTTCCTTTTTTCAAGCCAACCGACGTGAGATCGAGCGATCCATCGCCGCAAGGTTGAAATAAACCCAACCCAACACATTAACTACCATGGCTAATAGCTATTCCAGTTCCTTGGTTGTCGATACAGCGACGACCTCGGCCATCACCGTCCTCCAGCCCAAGCTCTCCAGCTTGAAGGCTTTCAACACCGATTTCTCTTCGGATGTCGTGGCAACCGCCGGACTCCGCAAGCTGCAAGTCGCAGTCGTCGGCAACGCAGCCGCCGCAGTCACCAACCCAACGAGCTTCACCTCGCAGGGTGATTCCGTGACCGCAGCAGCCGTCACCATGAACCACGTTTCCGCCCAGTTCGGACTCACCAGCCAGCAGCTCAACCAGGGCTTCAAGCTCGAGAAGGTCATGAAGGCCAACTTGGCAGCCCTTGGAAATGCGATCATGGACATCGCCATGACCCCGCTTTCCACCACCAACTTCGGCACCGCAGTTTACAACACTGCGATCAGCACCGCCACCGGTGGAGTTCTTGGCAACGACCTGATCACCAAGGGGCTTCCTGCTCTCTTCGCTGGCATCGCCAACGGAACGCAGCGCAACCTGGTTCTGGATGGAACGTACTTTTCGTACCTCCAGCCACAGTCCGGCTTCAGCATCCCCGTCACCGGCGGTCCTGCATACGGCTTCGACAACGTCTACCTCAACACCCGCTTCAACGCGGTGACCGGTGGTAGCGACGCACTGCTCAATGGAACGACCAAGACCGTACACGGTTTTGCCGCTTCCCCCGAGGCACTGGCCATGGCTTCCGCCCTGCCATACGTCGACCCCGCAGTCGCTTCCCTGCTCCAGCAGCAGGAAGTGGTTGAGATCCCTGGACTCGATGGTCTCCAGATCCAGCTCTCGATCTGGGGTGATTTGAGCACACGCGGTCTCTACGGCAGCTTCGACGTGATCTTCGGCGCAGCAAAGGCCGACGGTTCCGCCCTGAAGTTCATCACCGCCTAATCCTTCACGGATTTCATCGCAAAGGGTCACCCCGCAAGGGGTGGCCCTTCTTGCGTTTGACTTGGGTTTCTTTTTCGTGAACCGCACCGCCATCGCAGCCTTCCGCACCCGCGCTGCCGCCGAGATTGCCGACAGTCTTGGCACCTTGATTCAAATCGGAACCGACACGGCGTTTTATGCGTTTGTTTCAACCCCAAGCGCATCCATGAATCTGATCGACGGCGGATTCAATACCGACAAGAGCATCCGGGTGCGCTGGCCGCAGACCCGAGCCGCACGTCCGGCGGTGGGCACCAAGCTCACCCTTGTCCAAGAGAACGTCACCTACAGGGTCGAGACATCGACAAGCCTGCCGGGATCGCCACTCTCCGCCGAGGTGCTGGTCACCGCAATCCGCGAATAACCATGAACCCCATCTCCATCGAATCGGCACTTGTTTCGGCATTTGCCAGCAATTTCCCAGGGCAAACGATTTATACCGGCACCAGTTACGCCGAACTCACGCCAGAGTCGCTGAACATCGTGGTCGTGGCGGGTGAGATTGAGCATAGCGTCGGCCCCCTCTACAAGGCCACAGTGACGATCAAGATCGAGGCACCGGCATTGCTTGGTAGCGATTCTCTTTCCTCCTTCACTTCAGCCATCAATTCGGTGCGCTCAAGCCTTGAGGCATCGTACCTGACAAGCAACTGGCCATCGGGATCTCCCTATTTTGCCGGAATCTGGATCAAGGGGACAAAGACAAGCCAGCAGGAGCATCTCTGGATGGCAGAGGTCGAGGCGGTGATCGGCGTCACCGAATAAGCAGGGATTTGACATAGCAATCTCATTCAAATGAGCGACGAGAAAAAGCCCAATCCCCTCATCCTCGAAAAGGACGTTGTAGCCGCACCGGTTCCTGCTCCCGCTCCCGAACCTTCTAAATAATATGGCCGCATCCATCGGAGTCTCCTCCACATTCCAAGCCTTCGTTTCCCCTGGCACCGGCACGGTCATCACCGAAGTCACATCGGAGGACAGCAAGGAGATCAAGACCATCAAGAACGCAAGCGGAGTGACCGTTCAGGTCGGCGTGCTTCCCTACACCGAGACCAAAATCTCGGTCAAAGGCAAGGGGATCCCCGCGCTCACGCTTGCAGTCGCCGGAACCGCAGGAGCCTTTACCGCAATCACTAGCGGCACCGTCGCCATCACTTCCGTCTCCGTAGATGAGAGCAACGAGGATTTCCCCGACTTCTCCATCGACGCAATGAAGTGGAGCTAATCCCAACCATCTAATCACCATGTCTGCCGTCACCGCTTCTATCGGAATTTCCAGCTTCACCTCGGGAGTCATCACCAAGGTCTCCACCTCACGCAAAGTCGAGACCAAGGTTCTCAAGGACTACTCCGGGGCATTCTCAACGGCTGCCAAGTACGACCCCACAGGAGAGTTCTCGGTGGATGGTCAGGGCGACTACCCATCGATCACCCTCGGCGTGGCCTCCACAAACATCCCTTCGACCATTTCCGGCGGAGTGATCGTGATCAACAGCCTTTCCAAGACCGAAAGCGCAGAGGATTTCCAGAAATGGTCCTACAAGGGATCGCACTACCCCAATGCGTCGTAGAGACCGCTAGGGGAGCAATCTCCTGACATTTTATTATGATTGATACCAACACCAAAGTCAGTGTTCTCGCAGACCATGAGCACCCTCTCAAATCCTCCAACACGCATCTGGTCGCCGCAGTAGCCACCTCTGGCGGAGAATTGGCACCGCAGGGATACCTGGACACCATCGAGCAGGGGGCAGATGGCAAACCCCGCCGCACCGTTGTCTGGCTG